CGCCTCGGATGTGGTGATCATCTGCAACGAAGAGGGGCGCCTGCAGGGGCTTCCCCACAACTGCCGGATCTTCGGAGTTGATTTTTTTGGCCCGATCCTGATTGCCGGCGTTGATGAGGACGAGTTCTCGGATCTGGACGCTGGCGCAATGGGGGCGCTGCTGGATGGTTGGGGGAGGTCAATCAAAAATGCCGAAACCTAATACTTACGTTCAGCTGCTGCAGGCACAGAAAGCCATCAAGCAGCTCCAGTATGACAATCATGTAATCAAGGGCTTCACGGTGCAGCAGTGCCTTGACGTCGCTCTGATCGCGCTGCACAACGAGTTTCACTTCGGGCCTAAGATGTCTACTCGCTTTGAATCTGCGTTCCTGGATACCTTCATGGCCTACGCGCAGATGTGCGTTGATGATGCCGCCGACGATCCGGAAATCGTCTACACCAAGGAGAAGATGGATCGGGCACTGCGAGCGGCCTGCGGCGAGAACATCCGCCCGTTTGAGGAGCGCTATGCAGTCGAAAACCTCTACTTTCGGGAAAAGCTGAAGGAGAAAAGTCATGAGTAAGCAATCTGGATTTCTCGCCAAGCAGGCTGCAATCCAGCAAAAAATGATCGATGACGCCCAGCGGATCACCTGTGAGCTGATGGCGGAGACCCTGCAAATTACGTTGCACGAGGAATTTGGCTGGGGCTATGACCGGCTCGTGAAATTAGATCTCCTGTGGCGTGAAAATTACAAGCATTTTCTGGGCGCCATGAATCACAAAAATCCGGATGCCGATGTGCTGCAGGTGCATTTGGACCGGCGGCTGGCCGATGTGTACAAAAACCGCCAGCCCATGGATCCGTTTGAGCGACGCTATCCGGAAATCAAACCGGTCACCTACAACCGGAAGAAATAGGAGCTAAGCTATGAATCGAGAGGAAATTTTGAAGTGCGCGAAGATCTGTGTCTGTGGTGACCGCGAGCAGGATTACGGAAGCCCGGAGAACAATTTCGAATTGATTGGAGAGCTCTGGGCCAGTTATCTGCGGAAGAAATGCATTACTCCTGATGCAGATTGCTGCATCCTGCCAACGGACGTGGCCGCTATGATGGGCCTGTTCAAAATCGCCCGGATCGCCACCGGCCATGGCAAGGCGGACAACTGGGTGGATCTTGCAGGGTACGCTGCATGTGGCGGAGAATTGGAAGGCGGCGGAGACAAATGAGGGATCAAGAACTCGTAAATGCCTTGAGATGCGTTTCATCAGCAGGCGGGCCAATGGAAGCCTGCGAAAACTGCCCGTTTTATAAAACGGAGCCGGTGCCGGAAGACTTGGTGAAAGAAGTCGGGGTGAAGGATTGGTCTTCCTGCGATGTTGATGCTGTTGGCTTTGCCGCTGCGGACCGAATCGCCAACATGAATACGCATATTCTGGCGCTCCAGAAAGAGATCGAAAATCTGCGGGGGCAGGTGCACAACTGGATGCCATTGCCGGAGGGGGAAGCCACTGAGGGAGCGAAGGAGATACACCATGAGACGTGAGACGTATCAACGCGGCGTACCGGGTGCCAAGTGGGGCATCTGGAACTGCTCCCGGAAGGAATTTCAGTTTGACATCTGCGAAGATACCCCTATGCTGGCCGTGGCACGGCTTTATCAGAAAATTGGCGATGACGCCAAAAAGTGGCGCTTTGAGCCGCGGCAGCTTCCGGGCAAATATATCGCATTTTCGTCCGGTTATTGATATCGGATTTTGCACCGGTTTTGACGCTTAAAAATCTGATATGCTGAAAAAGACGAGAACCTTTGAAAGGACAGCGTTTTTAGGTTGATATGGCCGCAGTTTTTCACCTTAGCTATAAAGCCCTACGGTAAAAAATGTTCCGGCTTCTGCTGAATCTGCAACTTTTTTAGGGTGAAGACACCCAACAGATGACCATGAATTTTAGACATGGATCTGCTGATGATATCGCATCTGTTGTCTGTTGGGTCTTCCCATTGCCGCACAAGGCTTTCAGCTGTCAGACCCGGCGCACGATCTGTCTACTATGTATACCCAACAGACGAGCGCCGAAATGGTGCCTTTCGCCGGTCACGGCGGAAGCACTATTTCGGCGCGAAAAAACAAGGAGGCAATTGATGGATAGATTAACGAAATACAGCGAGGAATGCCGTGCTCTTGCCGATGAGTGCGGCGGTCTTGACCGCCTGCGCGAGCTGGCCGAGGCCGACAGAGACGGTCGGCTGGTGGTGCTGCCTGCAAAAACAGTATTCGAACTGACGTGGGATGCCGGTCCTGACTGCGACCTGATCTGCCCTGTCTCTGTTGACGGAGAGGGCTGTTGCAGTTTCTGCGACAAGGGCGAGCTGTGTATCTATGAGCGCAAGTGCCGGCAAGAGCATATAGAGCAAATCGGCAAGACCGTATTTCTCACCCGCGAGGAAGCCGAAGCGGCATTGGAGGCAAAACGGGATGGCTCAACCTCCATGTAAGGGCTGCCCGGATCGTCAGGCGGGCTGTCACAATACGGCAGTCTGCTCCAAGTGGGCGGAATATCAGGCTGCCAAAGCCGCGGAGCAGAGCAACCTCCCATCGCAGCAGGAGCGAGAAGATATGAGGGGATATATCACGGCCCATCGGACGCGGTATCTGCGTAGGATGGCCAATAAGCGCCGGAGGTGAGGGAATCAGGATGATGAACAAAGCATATCTCAAGGCAGACTACGAGGCTACGAAGCACCTCGTGGGTTTGACCATGCGGCAGAAGGAGCTCCTTGAGGCATGGTTATACACAGGCCAGACCATGGGGCAGATCGCGCTCCGATATGGCATCAACCGATCAACAGTCTCCCGCACCGTCAACCGGGCAGCCGAGAAAATCGCCAAGACGGCTTACTGGAGCCATCGCCAGCACACACGGACATTCTCAAAATCAGACTGCCAAAACTGACCCCATACCAGACACTCAGACGGTGGGACTATGCAAAACTACTACCTAAATCTGCGGCCCCTGGATGGGGACGGTCAAAACAGTCGAAATCACTACCAATTTCTGTTCCGGTTTCAAAACAACTTTTGGTAGTGGTTTTAGGCACATGAGGGGGTGTATTTTTTGAGCACAATGGCGGAGATGGCCTTGGAATATCGGATGGCAGCCGTAAAAATCAAGCTGAAGATCAAGCAGCTGAAGGAAGAAGGCGCGCCGCCGAATGAGATCCAGGCGTATCAAGTTGTCCTTGCCCAGCTTCGGGATACGTCCCGGCTGCTGTCGGGCTACTACGATGTCCCACGCTTCTCCGAAAACGCAGCGGTGGGGTGGAAGGCGGGAAAGATAAATGACCGTTGATGAACTGAAGGCCCGCCGGAAGGAACTGATGGCCCGGATGAAAGAAGAGCGGGAACTACAGGAACAAGGCAAGGGCGATAACATGGCCTTCTTCATGGTGAAGGAGGAACTACTGGATGTGAATGCCAAGCTGAGGGCACTGACACCGGGGAAACGCATTGGCAGCCGCCCCGGTCAGTCGCATTCGGAGTTCTCCGCGGATCGTCAGCAATTTCTGAACTGGGCGCAAGGGGAGCAGGATGATGAGAGTGATGTTGACGCCCGCAGCGTCATGAGAGCGGCCGTTGCTGAGGGGAAAGACCTGATGAGCGAACGGCAGTGGGAGATGTTTAAACTGTGGTCAGATGGGCTGACAATGGAGAAGATCAGCGATAGGCTTGGCGTAAATCGCAGCACCGTTTCAAGGACCCTCTGCCGGGCCAAAAAGACCTTACAGGAAACTGTGCGCTGCCGGGAAGCTGCGGGGGTGCCATTGTCTACATCCTCCGTTCTGACATTGGACATGAGCCAGCCGGATATTTTGCGTGTGGTACTGTCCTGCCTGACAGAGGTGCAGGCTGTGTACCTGTATCTGTACTTTGGGGAGTTTCTATCGGCAGGAGAAATATCCACACTGATTGTCCGCGACAAATCTGTTGTCAGCCGTACACTGCACCGAGGTTTAGAGGCTATTGGCCGTTCGTTTGGCGTGGCTCAAGTTTACCTGCTGAATATGCAGGCGCTGGGTGAGGTGGCTTATCGGTTCTATACCGAAGGGAACGTCCTGGACACTCTGCCCCTTGTGCCGACTCCGCAGCAGCCATGCTGGGGGCAGGAAACATTAAAGCAACGGTACCATATCACGCCAGAGGTTTTAACAAGAACAGCATCTGCGGAGACTGCTGTGCCTGAATGCGCGTGCAGCACGGAAGCCGCAGTATTGCAGTTTCCGACAGAACTCCGGGCGCAGAGCGTCGTAGAGATGAGAAGGGGCGAAAAGCAGCGGCAGCACTTCAGCAAGTTCTTGACAATTTTGCTGGAGTACAGACGGTGTCGCCATGCCAGTAAGACAGTCCTGCTGGACTGGCTGTGCCGGATCTTCGGGGCATTTGTGGGGTGGCTCGGCAAAAAGCGTTAAAAAAGCATTGCATATGCAACACTTTTTTGCTTGCGTGCATAGACAACAATTTAATAACGCACTATGGTCTAATCAGGGGACGGCATCGCATCTCCTTATGATCGTCGCCCGGCACCGAGGCGGCCATAGTATCGGGCTCCTATAAGGCACGCTGGGTTTTGGGGAGAGCTCAGCGTGCCGCTCCTTTTTTGGACTGAGAGAGGTGGTGACGTGCCAAATGAAAAGAACCTTATCCCGTTCAACCAGCGAACCGAGAGTGAAGCAAGGGAATATGGGCGTGCTGGCGGTATTGCTTCCGGCGCGTCGCGTCGACGTAAGCGCAGCCTGAAAGAGGCTGCTGATATCTACCTGTCACTGCCGGTGTCTGACCGGCGGCGGTGGAATAAAATTGCCCGCCGGGGGGTCGATCCGGAGGACGTAGATAACCAGATGGCTATGATCATCGGGCTGACGGAAGCAGCCACCATGGGCGATGCCAAGGCCGCAAAGGTCATTATCGACCTGCTGGGCGACGCTGCCGGCGAAGATGACGGAGGTGTGCAGATCATTGATGACCTGTAATCTTTCCAAAACGATCTCTCCGGCGTTTGCGGAGTCCCACCGTGCGGTTAAAGCCGGGACGATCAATGAACTGGTTGAAAAGGGTGGGCGCGGAAGCTGTAAATCTTCCTACATCTCGCTGGAGATCATTCTCCTGATCCTGAAGAACCCGCTGATCCACGCCTGCGTTTTCCGTAAATACGGCAATACGCTGCGGACGACCGTCTACACACAGGTCGTGTGGGCCATCGCCCAGCTGGGCCTGACCCGGAAGTTCCGCTGCACGGTGAGCCCGATGGAATGCACATATCTCCCTACCGGGCAGAAAATCATGTTTTTCGGTCTGGACGATCCCGGCAAGGTAAAGTCTATCAAAGTGCCCTTCGGCTACATTGGCATCGATTGGTTTGAAGAATTGGACCAGTTTGACGGTCCGGAGCAGATTCGTAATGTGGAGCAGTCCACACTGCGCGGCGGATCCTTCAGCTTTACCTTCAAAAGCTTCAACCCACCGGCGATGGCGCGCAACTGGGCCAATCGTTACGTGCTGGAGAAGAAGCCCGGGCAGATGGTCCATCACAGCACCTATCTGACCGCCCCGCCGGAATGGCTCGGCCCGCGTTTCATTGCGGACGCCGAGCACCTGAAGAACACAAATCCTACCGGATACCGGCACGAATATCTGGGCGAGGTGGTCGGTTCCGGTACACAGGTCTTTGAAAATCTACAGCTCCGGGCGATTACAGACGCCGAGATCGGGCAGTTCGACCGGGTCACAAACGGCGTGGACTGGGGCTGGTATCCTGACCCCTGGGCATGGAACCGGATGCACTATGACGCCGCCCGACGCACGCTCTACCTGTTTGACGAGCTGACCCGCAACCGTACCAGCAATGCAGACACTGCGGCGCTGGTTAAGGGCCGGGTCCCTGCCGGAGAGCTGCTGATCGCGGATAGTGCTGAGGAGAAATCCGTCAGCGATTACCGCAGCTACGGCCTGAACTGCCGGGCATCTGAGAAGGGGCCGGGCAGCGTCGCCTACTCCATGAAGTGGCTGCAATCGCTGGCCGCTATCGTGATAGACCCGGGCAGGTGCCCAGATACCGCGCAAGAATTTTCTGAATACGAATACGAGCGCGATGGAAAGACAGGCGAGGTGCTGCAGGGCTATCCTGACGCAGCCAACCATCACATCGACGCTGTAAGATATGGCACAAACAAGATCTGGAAACGGAGGGGCCAGTGAGCAAACTGAAAAAGTGGCTGTATGAGCGGTTCCTTCCGGCATGGTGCAGAGATGATCTGATGCGTGCCAACGAACTGCTGAGCGAGAAGTGTAAAGCCCAGGCCAGAGAGATCGAGCGCCTGCAGGCATATATCGACGGGGTTCAGGCAACGCAGCGCCGCCAGCCCCGGATCGTGATCAACTGTCGGGAGGTATCTAAGCCGTGAGTATTTTCTCCGCCCTGTTTGAGCAGGGAAAAGTTTATAACTTTGAGCAGGCTTTCGGCGTGAAGGACATCACCTCCACAGCGATGCAGGCGGCAATCAAGGACTGGGCTCAGCTGTATTATCAGACGGAGCCTACTCAGGATGAAGACCCATGCCAGCGCATCCCGGTGTCGGTGGTGGCCAAGCTCACCAAGACCACCTTCTCCGAATACAAGGCCGTGCCGACAAAGCAGGGAGCTGAATACATCGACACCCTTTTGCATGAACTGGACGCGGCCAAGGTTAAAGCTATGCAGCAGGCCCTCATCGGCGGGCAGTGCTTCTTGAAGCCGGTCTTTGGCCGGATGGGCGTATCGTTCTCCGTGGTGTCTCGCGGCAGCTATATTCCGCTGGGGCGCAACGAGCGCGATGAGATTACAGATATCGGCATGGCGGAGCGCACGGTGGAGGGCCGGATCTACTACACGCTGCTTGAACGGCGCCGTGTGGATACAAATGGCGATTTGACAATCGAAACCAAGCTGTACCGCTCCGAGACCGCACAGATCCTCGGGTATGAAACGAGCCTCGGCGCCTTGGAAAAATACGCGGACTTGGTGCCGGAGTTGGTTCTTCCAGGTATCGGCTCCATCGGCCTGATCCCGGTACGGGCTCCGCAGGAGAACACGGTGGATGGCAGCCCGGACGCCGTCAGTGTCTATGCGCCGGCGGCTGGCTTGATCCATAACATCAACCGGAACGAAGCGCAGCTTAACCGGGAGTTTGAGAATGGTCGGAGCCGTATTGTGGCGTCAGCGGATCTGCTGAGGACAGGCTCTGACGGCAAGAAACGGCTGACGGATGACCTCTTTGTGGGCCTTGATGATGACCCGGATGCCGTCGGCATGACGATCTTCTCGCCGGCCTTGCGAGAGCAGTCCTTCTTGGCGAGAAAGACAGAGTACCTTCGCAATGTGGAGAGTTTGATCGGCCTGAAGCGCGGCCTGCTCTCCGAGGTGGAGGCCGCTGAACGTACCGCAACGGAGATCACCAGCAGTGCCGGAGATTATAACCTGACCATTATCGACTTCCAGCACATGTGGGAGACCGCGGCCAGAGAAGCACTGCGCGTGTGCGGCGTCCTCGGGCGAATGTACAAGATCTACTCCGGCCCGGATATCGACCCTGCCAAGGATGTGGTCATCAGCTGGGGCAATGGGATTTTGTATGACGAGGATCAGACCTGGGCTGACTATAAGGACATGGTGGCTCGCGGCCTCCTGAAGCCGGAGATCGCTGTCGGCTGGTATTTCGATATGCCGATCGAAACCGAGGCAGATCTGAAGAAGGTTCGGGAGAAGTATATGCCTGAGATCCAAGCGATGGAAGGGGCGGGGGATGAGTAATGCTGACGCCGGAGCAGATCGAGGGTTTCCGCCTCGCTGCGGGGCGTCTGATCGACCCAATCAACACCTACCTTCTGAAGGATATTGCCCGCCGCATACAGGACGCGGGAAAGCTCACCAGCACCGCCGCCTATGAAGCCTGGCGTGCTGAATGGCTGGGGAAGGACCGCAAGGAACTGGAGCGAGACCTCGCCCAGCTGCTCAGCGTGACCCGAGGGGAAGCGAGGAAACTCCTACGCACGGCGGCTCGATATGGGTATGATACGACGCTCAGCAGGTATCCGGGGCATCTCATACCGTTTGACGCGAATCCGGCGATCCAGCAGATCGTGTCTGCCGCTGTCGCCCTGGCTGGTGATGAGCTGAAGAACATCACACAGACCAAGGCCATCATGTTGATGGATCCATACGGTCAATATCAGACTTTACCGAAGGCGTATATGGCCTGCACAGACTACGCCTTTCAGCAGGTATTCACCGGCGCCGCCGATTACAACACCGCGATCCGGCGGGCCTGCTCCGGGATCGTAAAGCATGGCGTTTCTGTCGCATATGCTTCCGGGGTACACACCGGACTGGAAGCGGCGGTTCGGCGCAATATCATGGGCGGCCTCGGCCTAATGACGGAGCAGATCAGCCAGCAGAACCACGACGCCCTCGGCTGTAACGGCTGGGAGATCTCCGCACACGCCAACAGCGCCCCGGACCATGAACCGATACAGGGCCTGCAGTACAGCGACGCCGCCTATGAGGAACTCAATAACAGTCTGGTGCGCCGAATCGGCACGCTGAACTGCGGCCATGTTGCTAGCCCGATCATTCTTGGCGTGACCCGTCCGCAGTATACTGTCGCCGAATTGGAGCAGTTTCGGCAGGACAACGAAAAGGGCGTCACTTTCGAGGGCCGGCATTATACCGGCTATGAGGCTACGCAGATGCAGCGCCGCATGGAGCGCGCCATACGGGCGCAGAAACGCCGTGTGCTGCTGGCTGGGCCGGAGGACGCAGCGCCGCGAAAGAGCCGCCTGGTGCTCCTGCAGCAGGAATATCGCAGCTTTTCCGATGGCGTTGGTCTCCGCACAGAGGACGAGCGGCTGGAGGTGTCCGGCTTTGGCCCGAAGCAGATGGCCGAAGTTATGAAAACCGTTGAAAAATATTCAGAAGTACGGTATCATGAGGATGGTTCAGTTGTTGTTACAGACGATTGGACGAAGCATACGCACCCGAGAGTTCCACCGCGATATATGCCAAATGCCATTATTGATGTAACATCCCAGAGTGGGAAACAGCGGGATCGGATCTTTTTCGACGCTGCTGGAAAGCAGATCCGTCAGGTCAGCAATGGGCCGCACGGCAATCTGAAACGGCATCCGTATGGAAAACACGGTGAACACGCCCACGATATCATCTGGGAGGACGACGCGATTGTCGGTCGACCGGCAAGAGAGTTGACAGATTTTGAAAGAAAGGAGAGTTCGGATATCCTTGAAAGCGATTGACATGAAAACCCTTATTGCGGGTTTGACGCAGGATATTGATTTTGAATACCACGGTAAGCACGGGGCAATATGCCCCTTCAGCCATTCGGACATCTCTCTTTCTTATGACGGTAAAGAAATTACGGTGGAGAGTGTAGACCTGGCTATGTCGACCCCGTTTGTTGACGGTAAATCCCTTGCGGAAGTCTGCGAGGAGCTTGTCGTATAATGGATAATTTCAAGGCTGTATACAAAATTCTGACCGCGCTGGAAAGAGCGATGGACTACCCGGAATTCGATGCTGTACAGCAGATCGGGCCGGATGCGCTGGGGGTCACACCTGAACGCTGTGGCAGGTACATTGAAATGATGGTCGATGTCGGATACATCAAAGGCGCGTCGATCAGCAGGGATATTCTTGGCGAGACCCATGTGAACGTCAAGGACGCCCGTATTACGCTGAAAGGTCTCGAATATTTGCAGGAAAATTCTATTATGCGGCGGCTGTATCAGGCTGCTAAAGGCGTCAAAGAAATTACTCCGGGGTTGTGATTAGAAAGGCGCGAGCGGGGGATTTATGACAGAACAGACTATCAAAGCAATCGAAGCCATTCTTGCCAAGGATGACCGGGTTGAACTGATCCCTATGCCCGGCGGCGGGGTGAAGGTCATTCGAATCCGCCGCGATGTTGTGAAAACGAAATAATGTTCTCTGCCCTAAGTGGTGGGTGGAAAGAGCTGAGTGGAGCTGACAGGAGATATCCTGCCGGCTCCTTTTTTGTTGATTGCAGGCCTGTGCCTGTGCTCATATTTGCCCTGGCCAGGCGTAATCAAGGCCGACCGCAGCGGAGGCGACCCGCGTACCGAAAGCGTAGCGGAGAGAGGAGAAAACAGTGAAGCGTGAATTTCTGGAAAATCTGAAGATCGGCGACCAGGCACTGAGCAAGGATCTGATTGACACGATCATGGCGGAGAATGGCCGTGATATCGAGTCCGCGAAGAAGCCTTTCGCCGACTACGAGGCGATCAAGGAGCAGCTGAAGACCGCTCAGGATGGCCTGAAGGCGTTCGAGGGCGTTGACGTGAAGGATCTGCAGGACAAGATCAAGACCCTCAATACTCAACTCTCCACCAAAGACAAGGAGTGGCAGGACAAGCTGAACGGAATGGCGTTTGATGGAAAGATCAAAGAGGCCATCACCGCCGCCAAGGGCCGCAATGCCAAGGCTATTTCCGCGCTGCTGGATGTCGAGAAGCTGAAGAAGTCTACCAATCAGGACGCGGATATCAAGGACGCTCTGGAGGCTCTGAAGAAGGATAACGCCTATCTGTTTGAGGATGACAGCACACCGCCTCCCTATGCGGGCGGTACGGGCCGGTCCACTCCTCCCAGTAAGTATGATGCTGAGACTGCCAAGATTATGGCAGCCGCCGGACTCGATCCAGAGAAGGATTGAGACACAATAACGAGAGGAGTTTTTCATAATGGCAAACGCTATTACTCTGGCTAAGACTTTTATCCCTATCCTGGATAAGATCTACAAGCAGGCTTCCCTGACCTCTGTACTGGATGGTAACCCCGAGCTGGTGCGCCAGGGCGCAAGCTACAACGAGATGATTATCCCCAAGATCTCCATGCAGGGCCTCGCCGATTACAGCCGCAACGGCGGTTATGTGAACGGTGATGTAACGCTCACCAATGAGACGGTCAGGTGCAATTTTGACCGTGGCCGCATGTTCCAGGTGGATACTATGGATAATCTGGAGACTGCCGGCATTGCCTTCGGTCAGCTCTCTGGTGAGTTCCTGCGGACGAAGGTTGGTCCGGAACTGGATGCCTTCCGCTTCGCCCAGTATGCCGGCGCTTCTGGTATCTCCAAAATCTCTGCCGGTGCGACTCTGGCAGACGGTGCGGCTGTCGTCACTGCCTTGCGCGCAGGCGTGAACAAGATGGACGAGGATGAGGTGGACCCCAACAACCGCTATCTGTTCATCACACCCACTCTGTACGGCATGATCCGCGACCTGGATACCACCAAGTCCAAGGAGGTTCTGGAAACCTTTGCGGGCATCATCAAGGTGCCTCAGAGCCGTTTCTATACCGCTATCGATCAGTATGACGGTACGACCTCCAGCGAAGAGGCCGGCGGCTATGTGAAGGACCCCACCAACGGCTGCGATATCAACTTCATGATCATCGAAAAGTCCGCTGTTATCCAGTTCGAGAAGCACGTGGCGCCCAAGATCATCACTCCTGAGCAGAACCAGAGCGCCGACGCCTATAAGTTCGGCTACCGCAATGTCGGCATTGCTGACGTATACGAGAACAAGGTGGCGGGCATCTACCTGCACCATAAGGCCAAGGCCTAAGGAGGAACGGGTATGCGTATTGTCGGCATGATCCTGCCGCCGGAGGAACCGGCTTATATCTGCCCACATTGCGGCAAGAACTACAAGAGCGAAGCGGCTCTTGCGAAGCACCTTCAGGACAAACACACTGGAGCTGAACAGCTTGAAGCCGAGCAGCCCGAGGCTGCTGACACAGAAGCGTAAGGAGGAGCGCCGCTATGGTCGATTATGAATTTTACAGTTCCGTCTATCATGGCGGCGCCATCCCTGATGACGATTGGGCGGAGCTGGAAGCCAGGGCGGCGGATCAACTCCGTCGCTACAAGCGGATCTATACTGTGACTGCTCCGGACGAGCAGGCAGAGGGTATGGCCGTCTGCGCTATGGCTGAGGCGCTACATAATGTGGATCTGATCGTCAGCGGCGATGCTGGAGCGGTGCAGTCTGCCTCCATTGGCTCCGTGTCTACGTCCTATGGCAGCGCGGCCGCAACTGCGGTAGATGTGTCCGAGAAGGGGCAGGCAAAGGCGCTGTATAGGGCCGCGTGCCTCTATCTGGACATTTACAGGGGGTGCGGCTGATGCTGGCTCTCAGACGCCGGGTGTGCCCGGTCGATTACAGCCTCTGCAGCCAGACTGTCACCATCTACCACCAGAGCGGTCAGGATACCTATGCCCGGAAGGTCTTCACCAATGCTTTTCTGGATTTCAAAAAGACGCAGAATGTGGATAAGACCGGCAGCGGCGAGGCGAACAGCTTCCTGCTGGTCATCCCCGGAGCAGATGTCCCGGTAGCAGTGGGAGATAAGGTCCTTCTGGGAGAGGGACCGGAGGTCAATACCCGGGCGGAGTGGTCCTCACTGATCCCGGTGAAGGTGCCGGGGCTGGTGGTCATCAAGTATGTTGATCCGAAATACTGGAATGGCAGCGTAGTTCATACGGAGGCAGGTGGATAGTGTGTCAATCGTTGGCAGCGTCAAGGTAAATAGCCACCCGGTGGAAGAAATCCTCCGCCGGAAGGGTCTGGACGTGAATGGTGATGTACAGCAGTTCCATACTGCCAATGTGCTGCGGCGTATCGTGCGGTATATGCCGTACCGTACCGGGGCAACCATCAAGCTGACGCAGGCGCAGTCTCCTGTCAGCCAGCCAGAGATCAATACCTTCGTCCCCTATGCCAGATATCTGCATGAAGGCAAGGTTATGGTCAATGCGGCGACGGGGAAAGGCCCTGGGGTAATCCCAGGCGTTGGGCCCCGCTGGCGGCGCGGCACACAGCTGAAAGCGACTGGGCGGCCCCTGACGTATACCCTGACGAAAAATCCAGAGGCAGGGCCTCACTGGGGCCAGCGCCTTCAGGAAAAGGAAGGTGACGCCATGCTGACGGATCTGAAGAATTATGTTCAGGGGAGGGCCGATCCGACATGAATACTTTGGAAACAGTCCGGTCCTGGCTGGCAACATTTCCGCAGTTCGATGTTCTCTCCGGCTTTCAGGTGGATTTTACCGACAAGATTCCCTGCACCGGCGGCATTTTGCCGGATGGGCTGGTAGAAGTGAGTCGGAAGCGAGATATCGTCGGTAATGTCACAGTCACCAACCAGTATAATTTCGGCCTGTATTATGTGTTTGAAAAGGCCCCCAATGATGATGCGGGAGCCGAAAAAAACGCCGACTGGATCGTGGACCTGCAGGAATGGGTGCAGGAGCAGTCCGCAGCCGGTACCGCTCCGGTATTCGGGGATGATCCCCGGGAGGAGCGGATCACCGCACAGAACGGTACGCTGCTTCAAGCGGATGAGGAAGGCACGGGTACCTATGTGGTGCAGTTATCTGTGCGGTTTATCAAAAAATTTAAGGGGGAAAACAAATGGCTGATATGACGTTTAACACGCCGGCGGGTCAGGTCGTAGACCGCAAGCTGCTAATCCTGTACCTGAATACGGGAACCAGTTCTGCCCCGGTGTGGAGTCCCATCGGTAAGCGCGTGGAGGACAGCTCCATGGAGTATGACTACAGCGAAGAGAGCAAGACCGACATCTTCGGCAACACCTACACCACCATGAAGAAGCCCACGATCACGCAGAGTTTCGAGCCCTGCGAACTGGATTCCGGGGATGTGGCGCAGGTAAAAATCTGGAACCAGGCGATCAAGGAGCAGAACGTGGCCGCGATGGCCAACAACGATCTGCTGGTGGTACATGCCTACGCCGGTACGGCCGATACTGCGGTATTCGCCGAGCGGTATGAGTCCTGCATGGTAAAGCCTGCTTCTCTTGGCGGCAGTTCCAATGTGGGAATGCCCATTGATGTGACCTACGGCGGTACCCGCACCACCGGTACAGCCGCCGTGGCGGATGGTGCAGTTACCTTTACGAAAGCGGCCTGATAGGAGGAGACGCCTGTGAATGCTTTGAATTTCTCTACCGGCATGAAAACCTTTGATGTCAATGACGGTGCCGCGCAGATCAGCTACAACCCCACGGACGTGAACTTCGTTTCCGGTCTGTATGATCTGTTCGTGTCCTGCTCTGAGCGGTACGAAGCTGATAAGGACAAAAAGTTTGAAAATAATACCGCCTTTTTCGAGTACGCGAAGCAGCGTGACGCGGACGTGCACAAGGGAATTGACGCGCTGTTCGGCGAAGGCTCTGCCGCCGCGGTCTTTGAGGGGATCAGCTCCTACGCTATGGCGGACGGTCTGCCGCTGTGGACAAATTTCCTGCTGGCTGTCATTGACACGGTACCGGAAGAAATGAACAAGCAGGTCAAGACGTCCAAACCCCGCGTGGAGAAGTATCTGAAGAAATATCATCGCTGAGAGGAGAAACGGATGGAATACACTTTGCCGAAAACCGTATCTGTGGGCGGCCGGGAGTATTCCATCCGTTCTGATTACCGGGCCATTCTGGATATCTGCGAGGCTCTGACGGACCCGGAACTGACCAACGAGGAAAAAGCAGAAGTGCTGCTTTACATCTTCTATCCTGACCTTGCCGATATTCCGGTGGAGGACTGGCAGGAAGCTGCGAAGCAGTGTGTCTGGTTTATCAACTGCGGAGAGAATGAACGTCATCAGCGGTCGGCACCGAAGCTGATGGATTGGAGCCAGGATTTTCGGTATATCGCGGCGCCCATCAACCGGGTCCTGGGGAAAGAAATCCGGGAGATGGAATATCTGCACTGGTGGACCTTCATCTCCGCCTACTACGAAATTGGAGACTGCCTTTTCGCCCAGATCGTCCGTATTCGCAGCCTGAGGGCCAAAGGCAAGCCGCTGGACAAAGCAGATCAGCAGTGGTACCAGGAAAACCGGGAACTGGTAGATCTGAAGGCCAGCTTCACGGAGGCCGAGGACGCCGTTATAAACGCATGGCTGGGAAAGAAATGAGGTGAGGCAAAATGCCGGGAGCGGATGGCTATATTACATACAGCACAAAGCTGGATAACAGCGATCTTGAAAAGGACCTTTCCAGCACGACAAAGAAAATTGAAAGTCTGGAAAAACAGCTTCAGAAGAACAGTGATAAGCGCCTGCCCCTCTCCCAGCGCGTCAGCGAGTTGGGCGGCCAGTTGGATGAAGCAAAGGCCAAGCTGGCTTCCCTGCAGGATGAGGCACAGCGTGTAACAGGGGCCCTGTCCGGCGCAAACTCCAACGATCCGGCCAGCATTGCGGCGTATACGGACGCCGCAGCCCGGCAGGCCAGTGTGACCCGGGAACTCACAGCGCAGCAGAAAATCGTGGATGGGCTGCAGGTGAAGTTTGACCGGGCGGCTGACCGTTTGGACGCCGTGGACATGGCGGCCAAGCGGATTAACGATGATATGGCGAGTGCCAAGGACCATGCGGGAAAGGTTGCTGAGGAGCTTTATAAGCCGGCCACTGCGGCCGACGCCGTGGCAAGCGCGGTGGAACAGGCAGACCAGAGGATCAAAAAATTCTCCGACCGTATTAAGGGCCTTGCAAAGCGGGTGTTCATTTTTACGATGATTACCGTGGCCCTGCGCTCCATGAAGGACTGGATGGGCCGGGTAGTCAAGTCCAACAGCGAGGCCTCCGCCGCTATCGCACGGCTGAAGGGGGCGCTGCTGACGCTGGCCCAGCCCATCATGTCGGTGCTGGTCCCAGCCTTCACGGCACTGGTCAATATTCTCACTCGGATTGTGAGCGCAATCGCCGGCATGGTGTCCTTGCTGTTCGGTAAAACCATCGGACAGACGAAGGAAGCCGCCAAGAGCCTGTACGATGAAGCGGATGCCATTGAAGCCACTGGCGGCGCGGCAAAGAAAGCGTCAAAGTCCCTTGCCAGCTTTGACGATATCAATAAGCTGTCCAGCGGTTCTTCCGGCGGCGGTGGGAGTTCGGCCGCTAAGCCTGATTTCTCTTTTGATACCGCAAATATGGCGGCAGACTTTGAAAAGATCCTGAACTGGGTGGACCTGATCGGCGCAGCACTGCTGGCATGGAAGCTGGCAAATGGTTTTACAGATGGCCTGAAGAAATTTGCCGGCCTGCTGGTGGCAATCCGCGGCGGAATTGACCTTGCGAAAGGTGCATGGGACGCATGGCAAAACGGGGTCAGCATGGATAACTTCCTTGAAATGCTGAAGGGCGCCACAGAACTCGCTCTTGGCCTGTGGATCGCCTTCGGAAAAGTGGGGGCCGGTATCGGACTGATCGTCAGCGGCTTGGCCCTGTTTGCTACTGGCCTGCATGACGCGATGGAAAACGGCTGGAGTTTTGAAAATATGCTCACCACCGTTGCCGGATTGCTGTTGTCCGGACTTGGCATTGCGGTCCTGACCGGATCGTGGATCCCGCTGCTGGCAGCGGCCATTGCGGGCCTGCTGCTTGTGTTCACGAAGGCTTTCGGACAGGGGCAGGTCATGCTGGATGGCATAAAGCTTATGCTGCAGGGGTTCCTGGACTTTTTCAAGGGCGTTTTTACCGGGGATTTGACCCTTACGGTGCAGGGGATCCAACTCATGGTGCAGGGCCTTCAGACGATCATCGAAGCGGTTCTGACCGCGCTGCAGACTGCTGTGGACGCCTTCTTCACATGGCTGGATGAGCAGACAAACGGCCGGCTGTCCGGGCTGATTGATTGGATTCGGACATTCCTTGATAGCTGGATTGAAACTCTGAAGCTGACCCTCAAAAATATGGTGGATGGTATCGGACAGATACTCACCGGCATTGCAACCTTCGTTTCCGGCGTATTTACCGGAAAGTGGAAACAGGCGTGGGAAGGAGTAAAGGATATCTTCCGCGGCATCTGGAACACCATTGTTTCCCTGTTGGAGGGCGGTATTAACTTTATTATTGATGGCATCAATGCCTTTATCCGCGGCGTGAACAAGGCTTTTGCGCTGATTGGTGCCCTCACTGGCAGAAGCGTATCCATTGACGAGCTCCCTGCGGTTGAACTGCCGCGCTTGGCCACCGGCGCCGTTATTCCTCCGAACCGGGAGTTTCTGGCAGTTCTGGGCGATCAGAAGCAGGGTACGAACATTGAAACCCCGCTGGCTACCATGGTGCAGGCATTCCGTCAGGCACTGTCTGAGGGGGGCTACAGCGGCAATAGTGAAGCCTATCTGGTGATAGATGAGGAAATCCTCGGCAAAATCGTGTACCGCCTGAATAAATCCGAGTCGAACCGTGTTGGCGTCAGTCTGGAGGAATATTGACATGAGCTATATCAAACTGAATGGAAGAGAGTTTGACGCAGACGTGGCGATTGCCTCCTATAACCGGAATTTCAATGTACTGGATGGCGACAACGCCGGACGGGTTATGACCGGCCGGATGGTCCGGGATATTATCGGCACCTACATCGGCCATAAGATCAAGGTTTTCCGCCGCGGCAGTAATTATGCCGGACTGGATGAATTCTGGGACTATCTGGTGGAGCATTCCGTGGATGACAGCGTCATGCTGGAGGCCGCGGACGGGCAGACGACTATCTCTTATGAAGCGTACTACACCACCGCCACGCAGGACATAGAGGCTGTCTCTGAAGGCATCAACTACTGGGGTGAAATTGAAATCAATTTTGTGCCCATGGAAGCGCAGGTGGTTCCCAAATGAGCAAGACCACACTGCTGTATAAGGACGTTGCGCCGGGTGCGGCTCTGGATGCTGCGGTGACCGCACCGGCAGCGCAGACCAGGTCCGTGCTCACGGAACTGCCCAGCGGTACCACGGAGGAGCCGGCGGCCACCGGGGAACTGAACCAATGGGGCCTGGACGGTTCTTTTGTCCTTGCTTCGGAGGTCTCTCCGGCGTTTTGGTCGGAAGCCATGAGCGGTGCCGATGGTAGCTTTGCCGCTGGTACGGAGCCGCAGATCACAATTACCTTCAGCCAGCAGTATTCTTCCGTCGGCATTTCTTTCCGCTTCGACACCGCAACCGGCGGATATTGTTCGGCCCTCCGCATTCAGTGGTACCAAGGAACGACCTTGAAAGCTGAACAGGATTTTACGCCGGACAGTGTAGAGTATTTCTGCCAGAAGAGAGTAGAGAGCTACAATAAGGTCGTTCTGACCTTCAGAAAGACAAACCTACCGTATCGCTACGCAAAGGTGGATCATGTGATTTTCGGCGTCCACCGATCCTTCGGCATGTCGGAGCTGCGGAAGGCATCGGCGGTCAATGAAATCGATCTGAGCAGCACCAAGCTCCCCAGCTCTAAGTTGAGCTGGACGCTGGATAGCCAGGACGATATTGAGTACATGTTCCAGCTGAAGCAGCCGGTCGAGGTCAGAAATAATGACACACTGGTCGGCGTGTACTACATCGATTCTTATAAGCGCACCTCCAGCCGGGTATACCCGATCGAGTGCTGCGACGCCATCGGCGTGCTGAACGATATGCCATTTGCCGGCGGCGTATACAGCGGCAAAAGCGCGAAGGCGCTGATTGCAGAACTGGCGGCACCCTTTGAGGTGGAATTTGATGCCGATGTCACGGACATGAACGTGACTGGCATCCTGAAGGCCGGCTCCCGCCGAGCGGCGATCCAGCAGCTCCTATTCGTTTGGGGCTACTGCGTATCCACGGACGGCCGGGCAGAGCTGCGGGTGTTTTCGCCTGGGACGGAAGAAGTAACGGTACCGCTGGAGCGTACCTTCCTCGGTGCCTCAGTCAGTACGGCGGCCATTGTGACAGAGGTGCAGGTTACGGCCCACACCTTCGCAGTGGCGGAGAATGGCAGCGTTGAGGTGAATGGTGTCAAATATGCCGACACCAAGGCCGTCTACTCTGTGAAGAATCCGAACGTGACCGCCACGGACAAGCAGAAGGTAGTGAAAATCACAGACGCGACCTTGGTCTCTCCGGCTGTGGCTCAGACGGCGGCGCAGCGGCTCTATGATTACCACCAGCGGCGGAATACCGGCAAGGCGAAGGTCGTCTTCGCGGGTGAGCATCTGGGTGACCGGGTATCTCTGCCGGATAACTGCGGCGGAAGAACCGTCGGCAATCTGGAAAAGATGGAGATCAAGCTGTCAAATACAGTCGTGTATACCGCCGGGGTGAAAGGAGTTTGAGATATGTCTATTTTAGAATCTCTGATCACCAACCGGACAGCTGCAGATGTGGCCCGGTGGAGGGCTCTGCGGGATAAAGGCTTTGACGCCATGTCCGCAGACGAAAAAGCGGAATGGCTGGCCGGTATGCGCGGGGCCTTCAATGCCGCTGATCGGAACCGCATCACGGAAGCCATGGTATACCTGAAGGGCCTGTATGAACGGTACGGGCGACAGGTGATATATACGCCGGTCTATATCACGCATAAAGATGGGAGCACAGATACTACTTGGCGGGTCGAGGATATTCCTACAGATGAACAGTTGCACTTGATTGTGCAAAATCTGCTGGCGTTCTGGAAGAGTATTGAGAGCGCTTCCGGAACCGTCATAGAGGTTTGGGCCGATACGCAGTTCGGCTATGTAGATCTGTCGGCTGATGTTTCTGCCGGTGACTATGTTTCTTTAACGGCCGCCCACGGTATTCAGGAAATCATCGTCACCGTCAAAAGCACAAGGCTCAGCAGTATCACGGCTGCCGGCACCGGCTGGTCCGTGAAGCAGTCTGACTCGGATATTACAGCCCGGTACACGGTGCCGCAGGGAGCCTATCAGGATATCCAGGACGCTTTAGACGCCTTGGTGTTCCTCTGCTCCGCGGAAGACTGTGCGGACGCTTCTGTGACCGTTTCCGCACTTATGCGGAGCGGGACCGTGATACAGATCGGCAACGGCACGGTTCGCTGGTCCGCGATCATCAACTGGGACGCGTTTGAGGCGTATGCCTACACCTGGCAGGCGGTTGAGGACGCGCGGATGACCTGGGCGGATCTGGAGAGCCTACCGATTCCAACGGGGGGTGATGCCGGATGAAGGATGACGCCTATTCGCTGGAATTGCTGCCGGTAACCCTGAAGCGGCTTACCTTCACTGCCGCCAACGCCATTGAGGAAAACCTTCAATATTTGATCCTGCTGTTTCCGTATTTCAGCGGGAAGATCCGCGCGAGTTCTATCGGCAGCTACGGGTATCTGGAGTTGACGGAGACCGGCTGCGCCGGGGATGGGTTCGACATCGAATCCGCGATCCGGATCAACAAGATCAAGATCACGGTCTCCGGCGCGGACCTGAGCGCCTTGACCTTCCAAGGAGCAGGCTGGGTTTCAGAAAGCAGTACACCCGGGTCTTTGGCGCTGGCCTATACCTCAAATGAGTTCATGCCGCCGGCTAAGATCCAGGAAATTTTGAACGGGCTGCGGTTTGCGGCGTCAGCGGATCTGGATTCCGAGATCGTGCTGCAGGTCAGCAACACCGATGAGGGTGATTCCGCGCCGGTGGGGCCGGTGCGGATGGCGTTCCGCGGTGGGGCAACGTGGGCGCTCGTCGAGGGAAAGGCGCTGACGTGGGGCGATGTAGAGGCGGCGGCCATGGACTGGAACGCCTTTGAAAATATGAAGAAATAAGGGGGAATTTTATGAGCAAGAGATTTTTTCGACGGGCCGGGCTTGCCCAGGGCAAAGAAACGGAGGTGCCCCATGGAGAATAACTCCGCGCTGCACATCAAAACAGTGATCACCGGCGTCATTGCAACGCTCACCGCTCTGTGGGGCTGGTTCGGCTGGTTGGTGATCGTGTGGGTGTGCCTGATGTTGGCAGATTGGTTGGTTGGATCCGCCGTGGCCAGCAAGGAGGGCCGCTGGTCCAGCGCGAAGCTCCGGGAGGGGGCTTGGCATAAGGGCGGCATGATCGTCATCGTGTGCGTTGCGTTGGTGGCGGACTGGCTTATCAGCGCCATGATGGCAAATCTGCCTGGCGTCACATTGCCCTTTGATTATACGGTACTGATCGGGCCACTTGTGATTGTTTGGTACATTATTGGCGAATTGGGCAGTCTGGCGGAACACGCAGTTAATATGGGAGCTAAAGTTCCTGCGTGGCTGCCGAAGATCCTCGCCGCCGGCAAGTCTGCTGTGGATGCAGCGGGGGATAAAATCGCGGGGGATGACCCCAAAGACGAAAATAGTTGATAGCGGTTTATAACATAACCGTAAATTTGAAAGGAGAAACACATCATGGAAAAGAAGTATGCGGACATCATCAACGAGGGCAAGAAGAACGGCAAGACCATCGAGGAGATCAACAAGCTGCTGAAGGAGGCGGGTGCCAACTTCCACCTGAACCCCGACGGCGGTACGGCGGGCTGGACTGAGGCCGAGATGGCCGAGGGCTTTATCCCCGCCGAGGAGGAGCCCAAGGATGCCCAGCGCACCGTGGATATGCGCCGCCGTGAGGATCTGGCTGGCACCAAGCAGATCCAGTGGATCCCCGGCGGCAAGTTCGAGGTTACCTATGACGAGGACGGTTATGCCAAAAGCGCGGTGAGAGTCAATGACTGACATCTTTGACTGTGCTCGGGCGCAGGTCTACTATAACCCTGGGAAGCTGACGCCGGCGCAGATCAAAGCGAAAACCGGCTGCACGCACATCATCAACGGCTATCTGTTCAACGGCAAATTTCAGCCGGTTGGCTGGACGGTGATCGATGGGAAAGTTATCAGTCGGGACGCCTATCAGGATTGGGGCATTTCCATTGGCAGTGATGGCGCACCGAAGATGTTGACGGACCGGGGAGGATCTTTCCTCTCCGGCGTCCCTCTCCTGAAAGCGGGGGCCAAACTGCGGCGGAACCTCACGCCAGACGTGGCCCGGTCTGCCGCCCGGACGGCTGTGGGCTGGACGCCCAATGGGAAAATCTGCCTGTGGTGTGACAAGGCCAGTTTGACCCGCGAACAGCTTCAGAATAAGCTGCTGGGCTTGGGGATGGAGGATGCCATCATGCTGGACGGCGGCGGCTCCACGCAGGGCATTTTCCCCAAGGGCAAGGTCACAAGCTCCCGGAAGGTACCCACGCTGCTGCTGTTCTGGGAACGGAAGGCGGAGACCGCAAACCCTTCCCCGGCCCCAACCAAGCCGGAGGACCCGGCGCTGGCGTGGGGCAAGGCCAAGGGGCTGCTGACGGACAGCAATCTGGAGAAACCGGTGACCCGGGCGGAGCTGGTTCGGGTGCTGTACAAGCTGAAAGGAGAATAGGCATGGATGTTAAGGTCTACTCTCTGGCCGCTGATGGAGACAAGTACCTGACTCCTCATTTCCAAGTAAAAGAGTTTCGCTGCCGTGATGGCAGTGACGTGGTGCTGATCCATGAGCAACTCCCCTGGGATCTGGAGTCCATCCGGTATCAGGCCAGCCAAGAGCACGGCAAGGGGAAGGAGATTCCCCTCATTATCAACAGCGGCTACCGCACGGTGGCCTACAACAGCACGTTGAAAAACGCCAGCAAGCACAGTCAGCACCTTTACGGATACGCTGCGGATATCCACATGCCGGGAGTCTCTATCAAGGACCTGAAGCGATATGCCCGGAACGTGTCCCCCAACCATGGAGGCGTTGGGGTATATGGCAGCTTCCTTCACTTCGATAAGCGAGAGGTAAAGGCCGACTGGACCGGCTGAGAGAAACCGCCCTGCAGCACAGTGCTGTGGGGCGGTTATTTTAGCTGTGTGGACATAGATAAGACGTGCGTACTTGAAAGCTAAAATCGGAAGTGTGTACTTTAGTGTGTACTCGAAAAAAAGGAAAAGTGCTGTAATCACTGAGATTACAGCACTTTTTACTGGTCCGAGTGGCGGGAGTCGAACCCACTTTGAAATTTAGCATAGTTTCAAAAACGTTGAAATCACTGTATTTTTTCGACTTACGTTTTACCTGTGGTACATAAAATTTAGCACAGTTAAAAATGAAACGTGTACTTTAGTGTGTACCTGCTCAGTTGATGATTTTTTTAACAACTGAGTCACTATATTGGGCGATACGTTCCAGATCGCCGGCTTTAATATGGCCATACACACCTTCCGTATCCATGTTTTTAGAGTGGCCCAAAGCCTTCTTCTTCAGACCGTCAGGCATCTCATCATTCAGGCTGACATAGGTATGGCGCAATTCATATGGGGTGGTATCGGAAAGCCTATGGTATCTACAATATCGTTTCCAGCTGTTCCGATATCGCTTCTGTGCTGTAACTTCAGATTCAGGAGATGGAAATATATAAGGCGAGACGATTGCGTTTCTTCGCAGCATATCACGCTGAGCTTCCAGCTCTTGTTGAGCGAGGCCCTGCAGAGCCAGAGTCCGATGGGCATTTTCATTTTTGCCGGAGGTGAGTTCACCGTCATCGTTGTAGGAGCGTCGAATAGTAATCCTCTCATCTGTGACATCTGACCAGCGTAGCCCAAGTAATTCACCCGGACGCAAACCGGTTAAGACTGCGAAGCGGTAGGCGTGAATATACCAGTCCGGGCGCTCTGCCAGGTGCCAGTAAGTTGTGGAGAGAGTAAATAATTTACGAATGTCTTCAGGGCCGGCAATATGCTTTTCTTTCTTTGGTGCATTCCTGGGAATCACAAGATTTTCTGGGAAGAGGATAGTAACCTTCTTTTTCCTGCAAAATTTGATGAAGGCTTGTGTTGTAGCTCTGATATTGGTGAGTGTTTTATGATATCGGCCGGCTGCGTGAGCCAGATCAATTATGGCCTGCAAATCATCCTCAGTTACTCTATCAATACGCTTTAGGCCAATCACTGGTCTTATAAAGCACCGTATATGGTATTCGATCTGTGAACTGTTAGTGTGGGAAGTCGTCTGCTTCTTCTGGGCGAGAAACAGGTCAAGCAGGACATTACAGCGGGTGTTGCCTCCTATGATCTGTGTCTCCAACCATTCATCTGCTTTGCGCTCTGCCTCAATCTTACCCTTCTTGCCGGGTTTGGAACTAATGAAGGTCTTCCGGACGCCATCAGCTTGCACGTTGATCTGCCACCGGTTTCGGCTCTCAATCCACGCGGCCTCATTTTTTCTTTCTGACATAAAAACTCCTTTCATCTTGTCACCTGCGCCATTTCGTGGTAAGATAAAAGGGCGCAGTGGTGGTGTCTTTGTAGCACTGTCTGGTTCTCTTTTCTGTGGTGGTTAAGGGGCTTGCGCACATACCGTCCTCGGTGTTGGTAGCACCGGGGGCGGTTTTTATTTTATCCAATTTGACGTCGGTTGATGGCGTCTCGCAGCCAGTCGCGATCCCATAATAAGACCCCGGTCTTTTCTGCGATTTCTCGGCCACTAGGGGTAAAGTACCGGTTTGTCATTACGGCGCCAATCTGACACTGATACATTTCTTTGCCGGCATGGACCTCCTGAACGGGCTTGTTTCCTAATGGGCTGTGATAGCACTTGCATTGAACTGCATAACGAATACCGTCTTTTTCTGCGAGAATATCTACTCCTTGATCGCCGCTTCCCCGTGTAACCTCGACTTTTGTAAAGCCAAGATCCCGGAGCAAATCAGCTCCCCAATGTTCAAAGTCATGCCCTTCCATAGCATCGACACAGGCGAGTTCATCCTCTACAGTACTCGCCCTGACATTAGAAAGCGTAAAAAGACTTTGCTTATATCGCCTATATTGCTCTCTCGTTAGCAAGATTTTACGTGAATTCTTTTTATCGAGTGGGCTAACTACTCCAACCTGTTCAAGCAGATCCATAAGCTCCGAACCGCGTGTGTAGCTGACTCCCAAGCGCCTCTGTATCATAGAGATAGAAGCTTGCCCGGTAGTAATGACTGTGCTTGCGGCGGGCTCCAACAGTTCATCACTGATAACCAAAGGCTCGTTTGGGAGATGCTTTGGCTTCCGCCTTTTCTGCCAACGCTCGTATAGTACGACGAAAGCACTGGATGTTAATACGGAGATCGCCAAGTAGTAATCTGGTACTTTCCATATATTGTCTTCGACAGGAAAAATGAGGTACGCCAATAGTATATAGCCCGTCATGATCAAGAAAAACATGCACAGAGGCCTCATTCGATTCATACGCAAAAACTCCTCTTTCACCGCTCCGGCTCTCAGAGTCGGGGGCGGTTTTTTATGTGCTA